TGAACAGATTGAACGGTTTACCGTCATCCCCCGGAAGGTCTTGGGCATACCGTAGGTAATCCTCGTTCTTCAACGACTTCTTCAGCACATCTCTCACCTTCTTCGGCAGTTCTGGAGATTCGCGCAACGCCTCGATCACGCGTGTTTTCGCCGCGCGATATTCCACAGCAGCCGCGTCGTTACGCGTAAGCAATTCTTTCTCGAACGGATGAACAACCTCATGTATCATCGTCCGCGCCCACTCGTGCACGTTCTCTTTCGTCGGCAGATGTCCTACGTTCAACGCGAACGCATCCGGCACGAAGTGCATACCGGGACGCCATGCGTCAGAATTGTCGTGCATACGCACTTCGATACGATCAAGTATCTCAGGGAACGGCTTGAGCAGGACAGCGAGTTGTCCGGTGAGTCCAAGCTCGTTTTTCTGCGTATCGACCCAATCCAAGAACGCACGCATGCCACGACGGATGCCGGTGGCCTGCACGATTTTCTCGTCGAACGGCGGGACATACCGGCCTGAACCCAACGCTTGAATGTTCTTGTCCTTCCACAACTCTCCGGTCATACCAAGCACCTTGGCCACGGCCTTGAGTTCTTCGTGCGGGACACCTGTGAAATCCTCCCCTTCCATACGCATGATGATAAGTTCGCGTGAACGATCCCATTCAGCACGCGTAAGCCCGAACTCAGGAAGTTTAGCATCGAGTAGACCAGCCGTTTCCTCCATCTCGGTCATGATGTCCAGCGTGTCTTGGTGGGAGTTGTCCGGACGGTCCGTGGACTCTGGCACACCATTCCCACGACGTTCCGCTGGAGATGTATCTAACGTCGCCTGCGTTTCCGTTGCATCTGCTACCTTGTCATGCCCCGTCAACGTGCCCGACTCTCCCTTCGGAGCGTCCAACGACTCCATCACTTTGGGTGTAACATTTTCCTGCAACTTCCACTCACCTCCCCCAGCTTTTACCGGTTTATGCGATTGCTGTAACTCCGGTGACATTTTGTCCAAGACATCCTGAGCTTCTTTCTCAGACTTAAACATGACTTTTCCTGTCGCAGGATCTTTCAAACCTGACCCACGACTCCCAACGTCTTGTTTCAACGCTCCTTCTTTAGTGTAAATCTCGTTGTGCATTAACGAGCGCAAGCCTTCCACGCCAGTGCTCTTGTCCCAACGACCTATAGCGCGAACAAGATAGGACGAAATATTTTTACGATGTCCACCAAGTTCAAGAAAGTCTTGAAAAGCTTTGATTACACGATTCGCTTCTGCTGTCTCCGGTGCATCTTCGTTCCCAAGACGTTGTTTATCGGCAGCTTCAATACGCGTTGTGCCAAGACTTTCCGCTTCGATATACGTAAGCTTTTCTCCACGTACCAACTTCTCTTCAAGGGCCGTAGCTTCTTGAGCACGCTGTGCCGCACGCGCTGCTTCACGATCAGCCTTACGTTTCGCGTTCTGGCGTTGCTGTGGCGTAAGACCATCGTCCTTCGGCGTCCTATCTTTATCCATCAACCGCAACATATTCTCACGAAGCAGTTGTAATTTCGTCTCTGCTGCACGCAGTTCCGTTCCGGTATGTGCAAGACGCACACTCTCCACAGCCATACCTTCAGAAGCACCCAGGTCTCGCGCAGCTTGCAAACCTTCTTTGGTTTTCCAGTCTTTGATAAAGGCTGAAAGACTCTCCTGCGTGTCCAGAGGTTTCACTTCCTCGCGCTGCGCCACGTTCTTGCGGGCCTGTGCTTGGTCGTATTTCTGCACGCTTTCTTTGAACGAAAGGGTGTCGTCAAACGCAAGTCCGCCCATGACCTTTTCGAGAGAGAAACGGTAAAACCTGCTATTGGTTACTGGCGTGCCGTCAGGGTTGCGAAAGACGGGAGAACCTTCAATTTGAGGGTTTGGTTCCATTTCTCCAGTAAGCGGATTTAAAGTATCCAAATCCTTTAAGGATTGTTTATGCACCCCTCCCTCCACCCTTTCCCCCCTCACCCCCGTCAGCTTCTCCATACCCGCAGGGAGACGCTGGTCGTATGCGGCAACCATACCTTTCTCTTGCGGGATTGCTTGGTTAAAGATTTTCCATTTACCCAAAGCAGATTTATTTAAGTAATCGCCAGGTTTTTTGTTAGTCTCAAACCATTGTTTTGCTACAGCACCGTCATCAAACTCTTTAACAAAAGTATGCCTCACCTTATCATGCCCCTGCGTCATCATCGCCGTTTCACCAGTCGGCATGTCCACGTGCGTGATCACATCCTCCGTCCGTCCCTCGGCCACGGCCTTGGCGTTGAGTTCGCGAACGTGTTGGAGGATGGATTGTAGAGCGAGGGTTTCGTAGGACGAGAGCAACGGATGCTCTGCAACAGGTGCAGTAGGACGGCTTCCACTTTTCTGAGCCGAAACGTGCTGCCCCCAATCACTCTGCACCTCCACCACCTTAAACACATTCCCCTCTTCATACCCACGCCAATGCGCAAGGACGTTGACGTCCTCGGAGCCGAAGTGGAGACCGCGGAACTTTACACCATCACCTTGCCTACCTGGAAAACGCTGTGTGAGATCAGCAAAAGGTTCTTTAGCACGAGCTTCGTTAAAAGCTTTATCCTCAGGTATCCTCACCAACCCCTCGACATACCCTTTCATTTCGGGTTCGGGTTTGTCGGCAAGAAAAGCGTAGCGGGCGTCACCTGTTTCAGATGTAACGTCTTGAATTTCCTCGTTTAATGCAACCATTTGTTGTTGCAACTCACGAGCACGCGCATTCGGTGCTTCAACATCTTGCAAACGACCACCAGCACGTTGTCCTGCTTCACGCCAACCAGGCCAAATTGTATCAAGTTCGTGCGTTAAAACAGCCTCACGTCGATCAAAAACTGAACCGCTAGCACCCAACTTCTTCGTCTCCACCATCGGCCGCTCCCGCAACCCTTTCAGCAGGAGCGTGGCGTTGACCTCGCCCTTTTCATTAAACGCCTCGGGATACGCCTCTTTGAACGCAGGGATGAGGTCTGTCGGAAGCTGTGTCGTTTTGGCAAAGCGTGTCTCGTTCATCCACCCTTCCGCACTCACATCCGTATTTCCCAACCTCACCACCCTCCCCTGTGCGTCCTCCTGAATCTTCCCTTGAAACATGTTCAGGATGAGATCGTTCGTCTTAGGCAGGGTGTTGACGATACGCTGTTGGATAACGGCAGGCTCCAGGCCCGTGGCCACGCTTGCAACGTGGACTTCGTCGGGGGAGAGCCTTGTTCTTTGATATACTCTTTTTGGTTGACTTGGATCAACCAAATCTTTAACTAACTCATTATTTACAATATTCCATTCCACAGGCCCATCTTTTACACGCCCTTTGATTGCATCAAACCCACTATCCACAAAAGCTTGTTTATAAGTTTCTGCGTCTTTGTTCAAAATACCACGAACATAATGCCGAAATGTTCCACTTCGCACATCTCCTTGTGGCAAATTGTTTTTAATAAGAGACTCAGCAAAATCAGACGAGTCTGAAAGTTCTCCTAAACGACGAATAATACGAATTGCCGTTTCTCTTGGAATAGTTGGTTGTGTTAAATCAAGCACACGTTCTGGCTTGATTTGCACATTATATTCCACGGGTTTCCCCAAATCTGACGAAAATCCTGGATAGAAAATTTCCTGATAACTCGGGTCTTCGGAGAAATACACACCTGGTCCAAGCACGTCTATTTTAGAATCGCCTTCATGCGCAAGTTTGATTTGACCAGAACGAAAAAGACGTAACTTTTGTGGACCTACTTGCACGTTTGCGAACACATCGCCTTCACCTTGTGGTGCTTCACCGAGTTGATCGCGTGGGCTTGAAAGAAACGTCTTACCACCGCCGTCAGCATTTTCAGGCAGCACCGGGTTCCCTTGCGGGTCCACCACCCCTTTCTGCTCAGGTGCTTTTATCCCTTTTGGTTTAATCTGACTTTCCTGCACGGTAAACGTCACATTACCAAACGCATCTGGCGGCCCGTCAGGTGCTACAGTGCCGTCAATAAAACCTCCGCCCATTTCGTGCACTGCATCATTACTACCGTTATACGCACTCGCTATAACATGCCAATCGCCTAGCGCAGTTTTCGTCGCCTTGCCCGAGATCGTCACCATCGGCTCCGTTGACACCGTCGTCGCCTTATCCTTCAACGCTTCAAGAGCTGCACTCACGCTCGTAGGATTCGTCACCGCATCAATCAAATCCGTGGTGCTCTTTGCATCGACCTTACCCGCGACAACGTTCTCGGCGTAGCGGTTTACCACGGCTTCGACGTTCGCTTGTTCGACCTCGGCTTTCGGAGGTGCAACATACGCAGGACGCTCAGCAGGCGCAGCCGCAGTCTTCGGCGGGACGATCAACTTACGTCCCTCGGCCGAAGTCATCCCAGCCGGATGTCTTAACCGCAGCGCATCCATCACGGTCCACGGAATCTGCATCATCCAGAAGTCTGGGCCGAGCGGGTTGTAGTCGTCCGAACCTCCGAGCATCTTGTTCGTGACAATGCCCTGACCAATCCCCAAAGCTGCCGTGGAAAGCTGCTCTCCACCGAACCTTGCTGCTTTGAACGCCGTCTCCCTGCCTGCGACAGGCAGCGTCGCGCTGAAGTATGGATTCGTCGCCTCGGCCAGACCCGCCGCAGTCCTGCTCGCCTGTAGCTGTGCCAACGCAGCGGGCGTATAATCCCCTACAACCTTCTCGCCCACACCAAACGCCCGTGCCGCAACGTTCCCCGCGAAACGTCCGGCCATTGGCATAACACCAGCAACACCGCCCGAGAGCAACGCTGCGGGCGTGCTTCCCGTATCCGCATATGTATGTCCACCGAACGCTCCGGCCATTAACGCCGTGCCAACATACGGCACCGCCGACAGTGCGATCTGCGCCCCCATACGCGGAAGGCCCATACCCACCGCACGTCCCGCCTCAGCATGTCCGAACGCTCCGCCTATGGCCTCGAACACCGGTGCTGTGGTCGCTTCGGCTATAGGTTCAAACACATTCTGATCGAGCCGTGTGGAAAACCTGGTCCACGGCCCATCGCGTAGACCTTCGCTGAAGTCGTTCGTGCCATAGGCATCGTTCAGCTTCGTAGCATACTCTACGAGACTGCCCGTTTCGCCGAACGCTTTCGCGCGGTCGTAGCGTTCAAGAACCTCTCTGTAAGATAGAGCCATATGTTATCGTATTGTCCAGAATTCTGGACATTACAGCATGCCGGGAGATGCGTTGAATCCGAAGGATGAACCGAGACGACGGCCCGAACCGAGCCGGCGCTGCTGAGGTTGACGCGACTGTTGAGGCTGTGGCACAGCTTGCGCTTTGGGGTAGTAGTTTTGAGGTTGCGCCGCACGAGGGTCGCCCGGAGGGAGTCCTTGCCATTGAGGGCCACCAGGCAGGGCTTGACCTTGTGCGTCGTTTACAGAAAAGACTGGCGGCATGACGAACGCCTGCGCACCTTGCTGTCCGAAGGACATTGGGTCTTGCCGACCTTCTGGAGCGAAGTTCGGACCAAAGAAACGAGGCGCACGCCATTGGTTGATCGCATTGTTTCCTTGCGATTTCATGACATGACCTTCAAGCATGTCAGAGGCACCGCTCTTGAAAAACCCTGTATCGAACGGGTTTCCCGGACCTTTGCCGGTCGTAGGGTCGATAACATTACCCGACATATCAAGACGTCGGTTTTGATTCGCGAAGTATTCACGTTGCTGTTGGAGTTGCGCCTGTGCAAAGGCTTGCATTGCTGCTGTAGGATCGAAGGCCATATAGTGTTGTGTTGGTTGAGGTTACTTACGTGCTGTTGGAATTGGTCCCCACGTTTCAGGGCGTTTTGGATCGTAGAAAGCGCTGGCGTAGTGTTTACCACGACGTTGATCACGTAACATATCCCCTTGTGGGCGCATACGATAGGAGTTGTGTCCAGTGCCAAGAAAACCTTCAATGAAGTCTGTGCCAGTAGCGACTGTGTTAAACACATGCGCAGGAAGGTTATATATGCCAGTAGCCAAGTTTTCCCCAAGGCTAGAACCACTGGAATAAACACTGGGCGTAGTGTTTTGTAAGGTTTGGTTTCGTGCAGCTTCTTCTTGTGCCCGCACAGCAGCACGTTGTGCTTCATCCGCAGCATACCGATCTCCGATGGATTTATACGATTCCGGCGTTAAAACACGTTCTTGCATTTGAGGGATGGTTAAGCCATGCCGATCAAACAAACCTTGTGCGTCAGTTGCTTTTAGATGCTGTGCTTGTGCTGCGGTCAAAGCGTTCTGACCAGCATACTGCTCTGGCAGGTTCGCAAGCTGAATCATCTGCTGTTCCACATCGCTCGGGAGCAATGCGTTGCTCCGATCAGTTTGAGCCTGAATCAAACCACCTTGGAGGCCGCTAAGCTTTAACGCAGCATCTGCGTTTTTCGTGATGTAGGGCAACGATGCTTGTGCGGCAAGAATCTGTTCTTCTGTAAGTCGCGTTCCAGTTTGTGTCTGTTCCGTTCCAGCAACTAACGCAGCATCTTGCAGCGTGCGTGTTTTTGGGTCTGCAATGTTTTGCCATGCCAGACGTTCGTTATTCAAACCGCGGCCTTTGTTTTCAAGTTGAATCGCTTCAAGTTGAAATGGCTGAGCTGCGACAGTGTTGCGTAGTTGATCCACTCCAAGCTGCCCCATTTCGGGTGCAAATTTGTTCTCGATGCCGAGACGGTTAGCCATTTCCCTTAATTGACGTGTGCGTTCAGCAGTTTCGGCTTGAGACGCGGCGAACGCTTGGGGTCGCTGTGTGTTCTCTTGTGTAATGCCTGCGGCACGTGCTTGCGTTTCGGCCGTTTGTGCAGCTTGATACGCCAAACGCGACGCCTGCTCCGGCGCATAACCTGCAGCCAAAGCTTCGTTGTATTTGGCCGTAGCTTCACGTGAACGAATCTCACTCGGCTGTGACGCTCTATCCAAATCTAAGCGACCCTGTGCAATCCCCTGACCGCTCTTAGCGATTTCAAGGTTCGCACGAGCGATTTCCTGTGCAACTTCTTGCTGCGACATGTTGAACATCAGTCCGAGCTGTTGCATGGCCGCGGCCTGCTGTGCCTGCTGGCCCTGCTGAAACTGCTGGTATTCGCTGAGCCGTTGGGCTGAGCGTGAGGGTCTTTGAATGTCGTAACGGGGCATGGGATGTTAGTTTAGAGGTATGACTGCGTTGATTGTTATTGTGCCTGCGCTGCAAGTTGTGGGAGTGTCGGACCAAAATTGAATAAAAGCCGTGCCGCCGTTCACGTAAGACCCGACAAATTGAATCGGCCAGGGTTGTGCTCCGGTGTCCACCATTAGAGGGGTTCCATCAGGCACAGCAAGCGCAACAGTAAAGGTTCTATAAAGACCTCCACTCGGAACACTCTCAGTCCCTGCCACTGCTATCGTTGCTGTGACAAGCTGCAAGCTGTTAACATTCGGCATCGCCTGCGGTGCTTGCACTCCCGTATCCCCTAACGCAAACGGCCTCGGCTCGAACTTCTGCTCGACCACTGGCAACGCCGGAGATGGTTGCGGCACCGGCTGTGGCTGTGGCTGTTCAAACTGTCGCAGAACCGCCTGATCCTGTTGTGCCTTTGCTGCCGCCCAGAGGGACTCGCGGATTTGACTCCGTGATAGCCCGGTCAGTCTCCGTAGGTTTCTTTCAACCCTACGCTCAGCCTGCTGTGGCGTATCAGACATATTGCGCAAAGTCCACAACCACCGCATGCACGAGCACAAGACCAAACTCTGCCGGAGTGGCGTCGTGATCTACGAGATAAAGCCCACTTGCAGGTATAGACGCCGGAGAGGTCGCTGAAAATCCAGAAGGTTCCACTCCGGCGGTAACTGTGGCAGTTATCGGTGTTGGTGCGTTTGTGATCGCATTGACTACCACCGTTGGCCCAATCGCCATCGTGTTCGCCACGACCGTCACGGTTACCGTTTCCGTGTCCGTATTTGACCCGATAACAGTCAACGAACCATGTATCGTCGGGGGAATGGTTAGGATGCGCGTCGTTAACCCAACCTCTTTAGAATAGCCGTCGCCATATGCGTATGCTTTACTCGTGCTTGTTATGGTTCCCGCAGAATTTTCAGACCAGCCGGCACTTACGGTCGTGTCCGCCGACGCCTGCACAGAAACTTGACCTCCATAAACCTTGACTTGATGCGTCTGGGGTTTAAAAACAGGCAGGTTTGTGACCGTGGCCGCAGCCAAAGTCGTCAGCTTTGCTAACACCTGCGCGAGCGTTGCAGGTGTAGCGAGGTAAAAGTAATAATGCGTGCAGTCAACTTGCACGCCTTGCAAAGTTTTAATCTGCCAGGTTACATCAGCTATGATCGCCGCAGAACCTTGTGCTTTGGCTCGGGGTGACAGACCCGCAGAACCGCCGTCGGTAATTACAAACGCTTGCTGCGAACTTGGGTGGTTGTCCGCACCTGCACCTGAGCTTTTGTTATACGTGACCGTGTAGTTCTGTAAAACATTGGGCAAAGAACTAACAACGGTCTTGCCCGGAAACGAAATGTTCGCCGCCAGATACTCCGCAGTAATCGCCGACACGTCCCAGATGCGTTGCCTTACTGCCGCACGATCTATCGGGTCGAGTTCCGTTGCCGTAGCGCCTTCAGCACCCGACACCCGAGCCGTATCCGGGCCGTCGTAGTCCAGCACTTGCTCCGTAAAACGGCGCTTAATCCCCACGCCACGTGGGTCGAACTGCTGACCGTGAAGTATTGCGCCGTCAGACATTAGCGTGAACGAGTAGCGTTGGCATCAACGAGATAGGTATCCCACAGAAGAAGGTTCCGCCACGCCTGCTCGCGCGCCTGTTCCGGCGGAGAAAGGTTTCCTTCGGTGCGCGGGGAGAACGTTTTGAAGAGATAGTTTAGTTCCGTGATGATTGCCCACTGCATGTAGGTGGCACCGTATTCAATAAAGAAGTCTGTGGGTTCAGTGTCGGAAAGATTCGCTACGGTGTAGTCCGCAAGCCGGCCATACGCTTCGAGCGTGACGCTCAACGGTGTGGAGGATATAGCGTCCACGGGATAGACGAAAAGCTTTCGTCCACGCTGGATGATTGTGCCGTTCGAGCCGCGCTGGAGCAACGCTGCGTCCGACGGATAACGTCGATACGCTTCGTAGTCTTCGGACATTTCGAGTTCGTAACGGTCGCGTTCGATCGGAATGTCCGCACGGGTGAAGTCGAGAGGGACAAGGATGCCATCGGTGTTGGTGCGCTGCACCGCGATGACTTCTTTTATGCCAGCCCAGTTTTGTGTGCTACCGTAAGCTGTGGTAGCTGTGCCTGTAATGCCAGAAAGCCCTGCGGTTCCCACAAAAGAGCCGATTGGCGTGGTTATATCCGTCGCTGGAATCCAACCTTCGACAACAACTCCTGTGCTTAAAGCAGCACTTATTACATAAGATGCAAGACCAGTATTATAGTAAATGAAATACGGTGTAACCCCTTCAAGGATGTAAAAAGGATAGCCAGAAAATAAACCTCGTTGTGTAAAATTGCCTGTTACATCAGGGACGATAGTTCCAGAAACAACAATTGTATTGGACAGGTTGTCACCAATCACCGCATCGGACAACGCCCCACCAGTCGTTCCGTCAATGCTAAGCGTAGCCTGAACACGTGACAACTCGAAGTTGTGTAGAAGCTCCGCATTGCTTCGCACATTGTTCGCCGCGACCAAGAACAAGTCAACACTATCCACCGTTAAGGCAGATGTAGCGACCTTGTGATACGCAGCACAGATTTTTTTGAGGTTAGCAAGAGTCATTGACGGAACGAAGATTGGACGTTAGAAAAAGTGCCGGTTTCACGCGCGAGCGCGCTCGGAGGTCCGGCTTCCGAATACTGCTAGTTGCGGCCCTTGGCGCCGAGCGGACCGAAGCTCGCGTGGGTCGTAACGTGTTCCTTGTTGTCGTTCGCCTCGTTCATGTTGACGGACTCACGGGCAGTCGTGTCAAGCATTTTCGTGTCGTCGACATGCTTTGGCTCCTTGATGAAGTTAGGATCGCGGAGGTCAGGTACGTTCATGATGTTATCCTTTCGTTTTGTTTGGTTTACTGCGGTTATTCTTTGCCATAGACATGGCACTTGGTCGCTGCGGACGTATCCGCGGGCGAGTTCCGTGTCGCGTCAGTAGCGTCGACCAGGGTATAGAGATACAGTTTCGTTTTATCGAAACTGGGTCCCGCGAGGAACGCCTTGTCAGACGATGAAATCCTCGCATTGTCAGCGCCTTCGACAGTCGTGAGACCGAAGCAGGCCGCTGCAATTGTGTTTGTTGCGCCGCCTTGTGACGCTGGGATTGTGACGTTCAGATGTTTGTAGCCCGATGAAGGGTCATACCAAACATCCGAGATCACTCCACCAGCGGCAATGAAGCCAGCGTTTGTGGTAAGGGCAGCCATACGATTATCCCGCTACGGCTGCGTTCTGGATGAGCATGTGGCTCTCCGGGAAGAGACACTGCAGCCCGGCTTCACCGATCCACTCGTCTTTGCGTCCATCGCGATCGGTCTCCTGACGGCCTTTGAGGAAGGTCGTATCGGAGTCCGTGAGCGGACGATAGGACAAATTGCCGAGGTCCAGGAACAAGCCCCAGTCTTCGGTGTCGGTGTCGTTGTCGAGGATCGGGTGCGTCTTGAAATGCACCGTTCCGCGAAGCGTTTCGAGCGAGTGCACGATGAACTTGGCCTTCGTGCTGGACTCTTCGAGCATGACGTTCTTCGTAACCTGACGCTCGTAAAGCGTGTTGATGGTTTCGAGGAATTTGCCGCCGCACAGGCAGAGCTTCTCGTAGGACTTGTCGTTCGTCTTCTTGAACACCCGAGAGAGGTAGGTGTTGAAGTCCGCCTTGGTGAGCGTGCCAGCGCAGTCGATGATACGCTTGTCGCTGTCGCTGTTGGACGTAATGGCCGCTGCGCCCGTGCCACCACGGTAAACGCTGTCCGCAGCTTCCCACTGTTCGAGGTGGTAGATCACGCCGCCGGTTTTCGTCTCAGGCGTGCTCTCGCCGGTGTCCGGGTCGGTCACGTTCACCGTGTGCTTCTGACCGAAGATGAACGCTTTCTCCATCTCCATCATGTAGCGCAGGCCGTTCTCGAAACGCAGGGTTTTGTATGGTCCGGACTTGTCGTATTCGAGTCCGCCCTTAAGGGCCGTCCGTGAGATCGCGAACGCCGCACGGAAGATTTGCGTGAAGTTCGTCGGATTGATCGGGGCGACAGTGATGCCGGTGCCCGAACGTCCGCCTTCGGCATTTGCAGTGCCGATGATGACAACGCTCTTACCGTTGTTATCGGTCGCTGCGTTGTTCACGCCGGTGCGCGTGGTGTAGGGCCGGAACTTCAGCTGTGTCGAGGACACGATCTCCGTCACGGTGCCCTTGATGGACACCAACGTTGCGCTGCCAGCGGCCGTAGCCACTTCGCGCAGTTCGATCACGTGAGTCGGCTTGAATTCCGCCGTCGAAACCACACGGACGATGTATTCGACATTTGCCGTCATCGTCGCGTCGTCAGCAAACGCCGTGCCGTCGCCATTGAGGAACGGAGCGGTGCCCGAAGCAACGGTGAGAGTCTTCTGCGTAGGGAAGCGGCGTTCGAACTGTCCGAACTCCACCTTGTCGGTTTCTTCCGAAGGAAGATACGAGAGCAGGCCCATGAGAGGTGCTGCGCCCGAAGGATACTGCCAGAAAATCTTCCGGCGTGATTTCAACGAGCGAGAGCCCGTCGTGTTGTCTGTGGAAAACATTCCAAAGGCCATATGAGGTATATTCTATTGTCTGGCAAGACCAGCGGCTGAGAGAAAGTCGGACAGGATTGTCCAGCGACAGAAGGTTTAATCCTCCAAGAAGTCGTCGGTAGCATCGCCCTTGACGGACAAAGCTACCTGCTTTCCTCCACCGGCCCCACCCGTGCCACCAACGCTAGTGCGCGGCAACCGTGGTGTTGTCCCAGGAGTTTGTTTTGTTTTTGCTGCACCAAGGGCGAACGTCGGCTCAACGCCAGCGATCGTCTCGGCGGCACCTTCAGCAAGTGCCTTAAAGTATTCCCCTTCATCCTTGAACTCACGCGACGACAGGTCTTTCGCGGTGATCGCGATGATCTTGGCGTAACGTGGGTCTTTGAGGGATTCGTATTTGTCGAAGAAACGTCCACGCGTGCGCTCGGCACGGGCCTCGGAGATGTATTCTTGCGCCGGAGCGAACTCTTCGCGGAGTTTCGCGAGTTCGATCTGCATGAGGTTGCGAGCACCCACGACGCTTTGTTTCACAAGACCCTGTTGGAGGTCGGCGAAAAGCGTTTTGAACTCGGCCTTTTGCTCCGGCGTCATATCTTCCGTCAGGCGGAAGAACTTGTCGAGGAACTTTGGGTCCTTTTTCTCAGGGTTGTATACGGCCCAAAGCTCGTCCTTTTGCTCTTGGGTGAGTTCAGCGGGTGCGTCGTCTTTCTTCGGTGCGACCTGTCCTTTGACGATGCCGGCGAGTTCCGTCATTGCGGCACGCAGGTCGTCGGTAGGAGGCGTTTTTTCCGTCTCGGGCGTTTCGTGAACTTCTGGTTCGTCGAGTTCGTCGAGACCGTTATCTTCTGTGGTGGTATCTAAGCTCATTGGGCTAGTTCTTCTTTGATTGCGGCCAACGTCTCGTTCAACGAGTCGGACGATTGGCGCAGCCCGCGAAGATGTCCGATCGCAACGAAGTGCGCGACAAGCGTTTCGACATCCCGAACGTCATCGTTGATGACGAGACGCAGGAGTGTGTCTTGTGCTGTGGCATTTTCCGTCGTGATACGTTGCGTGTAAGGGTGCTGAAGGTATTTTTCCAGCTCCCGTTGCGCACTTTCGAGCTTAGCTTTGTCGTTCTCGTCCATTAGACGTTAGCGGCAGCGCAGACCTCACGGTCTGCATAGTTTAAGGCGGCAGCTTTAGGCACCCGCGGAAAATTTAAAGTAGCGTTTTCGCCATAAAGTTCTTTAGCTTTTTCATCATACGCAAGTGCCGCAAGATGTGCTGTGGGAAAAACTCCGATATGGTAATGTTTAGACGCTTTGTTTATTTGGGCAACCCAATTACCGTTTTGGGTATGTAAAGAAACCCCAAGAAAGGCAGAAACTTTACTTTTCTTTTGGTTGTTTTGGTTGTTTTGGGCATATGTAACAGAACGTAAATTCACTTTACGGTTGTCGTGTTTAATCCCGTTTATGTGATCGATCACCAAACCCCTCGGAGGAGGAAGTATTAAACGATGCATATATTCATCCAAAACAGTGCAAGAACGTAGAATATAACCTTGACGTTTGTCTATTCTCCAAGGACCTAAAGCCATAACTTTAGCGTAATCTTCGTCATCAACTAAAGCTTTAATAGCTGTCCTACGTATTACAATTTCTTTCATACAGCAACTTCTTGTGGAGGCATTTGCTGAACATTTGTAGGCGCCGTTGGTGGCATTACAGGCATGGGCGTAGGTGCCGGTAACCGGCCCGGGGTAACACCCCGTAATGTATAAATCTCTTGGAACAAAGCCTGAATTTGCGTAGGCCCATAACCTAACACTTGAGAAATTTCCGGGTTCGAGAGAATGGTCATCAGGATTTCCTGGAGACTCTGCGCCAAGAACGCGTTCTCCGAAGGGTTCGATGCGTCAAACACGAAGAAATCCTCGGACGTGGCGATAGAAATCGGGTCAGCCTTGAAGAGGATGTAGATTTCGTCAAGGGTGAACGGCATCCCGGTCTCTGGGTTCACCAACTGCGTCTTCCACTGAGGGCCAAGGATCTGAACGAACGTCTCAAACTCCATCTCCTGACGGTTGTTCGCGATGAGCTGTTTGCCAAGACGCTCGAACGCTGTATCCCAGATACCGCCGAGCGTCGTCTTGCCACGTGCCGTGGCGCCTTGGATGTTTGCACGGTCGGATGTTGCGGACCTCCGTCCCGGCGTGCTGTTTCCTTGCATGAGGCTGTTATACCCCGTGACGCCTTCGAGCAAGTCTTTCAGCGCGGCCGTATCCATCATCACGTTTTGCGTGACGTCTTGCGTGGCGAACTGTTTGATATAACGGTCCACCCCGGTTTGCGAGGCGTTTTTACGCAGATAGATATAGGGCGAACGTGATTCGAGAGACTTGACGTCAATCCCTGCAGGGTCCACAATCCATTTGCTCTCGACGCTGTTCTTTTGCGATGTAACGTGCGCGTTCAACTTCCATGTGATAAGCGACGTGAGCTGGTCGCAGATGTCGGAAAGACCTTCGTTCACCACTTGGTGCTGGTCGGGCAGGAACTGTCCCGCCACGTAAGGAAACTGCCCGTGGAGATAATACGCCTCTTCAAAGCGAACGATCGTCTTGTCGTTCGCGATCCAGACGATATAACGCACCGGAAAACCTTCCTTGCCCAAGGGACTGGTTTTGCTGTCCGCTACGCTGAAGTTCTTCGGGATGATGTCGCACACCATCTTGGTGATCGTCACCGGACCTTTCTTCACCATACCGCCAGGATCGTCCTTTACACCACCATTCCCCTTCTCTTCCCGCACGTCCATTTCGACGATACGCGTGTTCGCCTTGCGTTTCGAGAACTCGTCCTTGGTGAACTTTGGGATTTTGTCTAGGTTGAAAAGCTCGTCATTCCCACGTAGCGATGACATGGACCAGATGTCCTCCGAACCGCAGTATTCGCCTTCTTGGTAGCGTGTGAGGGGAAGGGAGACGTCCGGCAACCAGCGATACGGAGAGATCGGAACGACACGATTGCCGATGAACGTTGGTATGGGCGTGAAGTCATTCGTGGTCTCCTCGGCGACCTCGCCGAACGCTCCCTCAACCATCTCGGTCTTCTGCACCCTCATCCAACGATACTCTTCTGCGTAGCAGACTTCGGCCACACCCAGAGAGAAGCGCGCAATGTCCAAAAAGAACTGCACCAGAAACGCCTGCCATGTGTTTTTGCGCAGATCGCGTTCAAGTATAAGCTCCATCGGTTCGCGCAACGGATTGTCCTCGGTGCCTGTAGGTTCGAGCGAATAGAACCGCTTGTTCTGCATGAGAGTCGTCACGTTAAACGCAACAAACGTCATGCATTGAGAAAAGGTCAGCGGCACGACCATCTTACGCGGCTGGCCTTTCGAGTCCGCTGCACGATCTTCCTTGTCCACCTTGCGTTTCGACCGGAACGTCGCATCATGCTCGTCCCACTGGGTGTAGTGCGTGGCCATCTCCTTGCGCGACGCATCGACAAGCCCCATGACGTAACGCAAGAGCGCACCGTGTTCCGGCGAGTCCGTGTCTTTAAGTTTTTCTTTGAAGTCAGCGAAGGGCATAAATGGTTTTGTCCAGTATTCTGGACATTACGAGAAGTTTTTAATTTTGTGGTTTGTCGATCACACGCTGAATGTCAGCACGTTTGAACTTTTGACCATCAATTTCAAAAACGTCTTTTTCTTTTGTTACTTCGGCTACAGGTTTTCCGGTGCCGTCGATATAGAACCTAACCCCGCCACCCTTTTCAAAAGTGCCCAAGGCGACCTTACCCGCAAGTCCGAATTGCTTTTCGATGCTGGTGCGAAGGGTTGGGACTGGCGTTGTAGGTGCAGGTGTGGAAGGTTTCGGCGTAGCTGGTGCAGGAGTCGCTGGGACTGGAGTTGCAGGTGCCGGGGTGGTCTTTTTGGAATGAAGTATATCTGCTAGTTTAGGCATATTACGAAAGGCTATGCGCGCGATACCGTGTGCGCATGTGACGTGATTTACGTTCGAGCGCGGATTCGGTGCGTTCCTCGCCGAAGAGAACGAGAGCGTCGGTGTCGAAGTCTGGCAGGCTCACCGGAGTGTAGTCGTATTCACCGGCAGGCTCAATATACGTGAGGCCCTGCAAACACATACGATGGAGGTTCTCCATCATGTCGTCGTTTTTCTTTACGGGTTTGTTTTCTTCGCCGTCCCAGACGAAGCCGCGGGAGATTTCGAACAGCGTCCTGCGAAGGTTCGTGTTGAAATAGATCACCGGCTTGCCGTGTTTGTCACGCGCTTTGAGTGTGCTCTTTACGGCACGTATGCCATTGACCGGGTCTTTGGTGGCCGGGATGACCGCAAGGCCGAGGCGACGATATTCGTCCATTGCAGTGGACTCGGTGAGTTTGTTAGGAGTGGAAGCCAAAGGATCGACGATACCCGGGAGAGACGGACGGCCGTGCAGAAACTCTTTGATCTTTTCGACTTCTTCCTCTATGAGCATTTGTTGCCAGAGTTCGCCATAAACAACAGAAACATCCTGCGGCGAAGTAGCCACAAAAAGGACCGCATCGTTTTTCCGGAAATGGTAGTCGATTGCATAGCGGATGCACCACGATTTCGGCGGCGTGTTCCAGTCTTTCCAGCCTTCAGGCGGGTCTTGCAGAACATGTTTGTTCCACGAGAATTCTTTGAAGACAAGGCCGGCGAATGAGGTCGGCAGGCCGTGCAGACGAGCTTCTTTTTCGTCATCCGTCAGCCACGCCATAAAGGACGCGATGTCCGCTGCGCTGTTGTGCGGGTTGTCCGACATACTCCCCGTCATCATCCAACGATCTCCCGAGGCGATTGTTGTGGCTTCGAGCCCACGGCCGGTTTCGAGGTCCGGAACGAACGCTTCGTCGATCCACGGCTCGGTCAAAGGAGTGCACGTGAACCAGCCGCGCCCACCACGATCGACCAGCCCACGTGCAATAGCTTTCCACATACCCTCGGGGCACGGCTCGTCGATGTGTGCCCAGTCCCAGACGCTGGACTCTTGGCCCAGAGGGTTTTGTTTATACGACTTTACCGTGTCAAGATGAATAACGCTCATGCCACCGGAGACGTGACGCACAGGTATGCGGTCAATCGCACCGCTATGGTTACGTGTGGGCTGACCGAGCGCGGCCTTCGGAATGTATTTGATGAGCTTGCCTTTGTTCGTTCCTTCTTGTTCCGTGAACACCTCTTTCGATTTGTCCCAGTCTGTGGTGACAATGAGACCTTTCGTTGGATAAGGCGGTATGCCTAGAGTGCGTAAAGGATTACCTTCGGGTATCCACGGACGATACCCCAGAGCGAAGGCGACGTCTTCTGCCGCACCCATTTCAGACTTTCCAAAGCGGTTGCCTGTGCGCGCGTAACGATAACGCGCACCTGCGGCA